TAAATAGGTCGAAGGAGAAAAAAATAATGGCTGCAGCGACCAAAACAGTTCTGTACAAAGATTTCGACCTGAATATGCGCGCGCATCCTGTGACTGGGAATCTTATTACAAAGAAGAACAACGATTCAGTAAAGCAAGGTGTTAAGAGCCTTGTTTTGACGAATAGGTATGAACGCCCATATCGCGCAGATTTTGGTTGTGATATTCGTAGGAGGTTGTTTGATCTTATAGATCCAACGACTGAAGCGGATGTTGAAGCCGATATTAGAATTGCATTCGAGAACTATATGCCTCGTGCGGTACTTCTTGGTGTTAATGCACTTGTTGATCCAGATAGAAATACAATGAGAGTGAACATTGTCTATCGTCCTGTAAATGCAACCGAACCTGTTGAAACAACACTAATTCTTGAGAGAGTCCGATAATGCCAGCGAACACTTCAATCACAGCAACAGGTTTGGATTTTGCTACAATCAGATCAAACCTTCAGACCTTTATTGCAGCAAAGCCAGATTTTGCAGACTTCAATTTCGATGATTCTGCAATCGGCACATTGTTAGATCTTCTTGCATACAACACATATTACAATTCCATCTATACGAATATGGCTCTAAATGAGTCTTTCCTAGATACTGCACAGCTTTATGAGAGCGTTGCTTCTCGAGCCAAAGAACTTGGGTATTTACCGAGATCTGCTTATGGCGCAACTGCAAACGTGAAGATTGTATTTAACTCTGCTGTCGCGACCGATGTTAAATCGACGCTGACTATCCCTAAAAATACTACATTCCGTTCTTCCGTTAATGGCGTTTCATATCAGTTTGTAACACCTTCTTCTTATACACTTTCTGCAAACTCCTCGAACGGTTTTGATGGTTATATCGATCTTGTTGAGGGGATCCCTCTCCAGCATGATTTCGTATATTCTTCGACCAATACTCAGTTTGTTTTGCAAAATGATAATGTAGATACCAGAAGTATTTCAGTGGCGGTTACTGCTTCGGGTGTTGCCCAAACATATATCAGAGCAAATGATCTTAACGCAATTAACAGTTCATCGAAAGTATTCTTTGTAGAAGCCGACCGCGACAAGAGATACAAGGTTCTATTCGGTGACGGTGTTCTTGGGCAGAATCCAGAAAACAACTCTGTTGTTACTGTTAACTATCGTGTTTGTAGTGCAACAAGAACAAACGGCGCTTCGGTGTTTACATCCTCTGCATCAATGGACGGAGAAACGGATTATACGATTACAGTTGCCGATCGTGCTTCTGGTGGCGCCGAAGCTGAGGGAATTGAAGAAATCAGATATAACGCACCACGCGCATACGAAACGCAGAATCGCGCTGTAACTGCAAAAGACTATGAACGTATCATCCTAAGAGAGTTCACGAATCTTTCTGCTGCTCGTGTTTGGGGCGGAGAGGAAAATGATCCTCCAATTTACGGTAAATCTTATGCTTGCGTTAAGCCAAAATCAGGAACTCTTATTTCTAACGCAGAAAAGAATAGGATTAGGATCGAATTAGAAAAATACAATATGTTGTCTATTGATTTAGAGTTTGTTGATCCAACTTATATGTACGTTCGCCCAACGATTAGAGTTAGATACAATCCAGAACTCACTTCAAGAACAGCATCAGAGATTGGAAACTTAATTGCGACAACAGTTTCAACCTATGAAACTCAAGAATTAAACACATTCGATGGCTCATTCAGATATTCTAGATTTTTGGATTTAGTGGATTCTGCAGAAACTTCTATTGTTGGATCTCAGGCGAGTATCGTTGCAGAAAAAAGATTCACTCCATCTACAACAACTGTTCAGAATTATACGATCAATTTTAATAGAGGAGTAGAGCATCCCCACGAGGGTCACTTAGATGCTATTTCTTCATCTGCATTTACATACAAAGGCACAGCCAGTTGTTATTTCGATGATGATGGTTATGGTAACATAAGAATTTACTATCTTTCGAATAGAACTAAAGTGTTTCTAGAACGTGCAATCGGAACGGTGGATTACAAAATCGGTCAGATTAAACTAACAAATTTCATTGCTACGAATTATGGCGATAATCTTTCTATCCTTTCGAAGTTGGAAAATTATAATGTGAATCCTGTTAGAAACCAAATTCTTTTGATTTCTGGAACTGTGATCGATGTTGTCAATGACAATAATAATGTTCGTGAATCTAGAATTAATGCATCGACGCTTGGTAGCACAGCTACAATTATCGATAGCGCCATAACAACGTTGACATCGTACTAAAATGGCAATCATCGGCGCAGACGAAACTTTCAAGAAGATCTCTTCTCTCGTAGAATCTCAGTTCCCTGAGTTCATGCGGGAAGATGGTCCTAGATTTGTTGCATTCTTGAAAGCATACTACGAATACATGGAACAGGAAACATCGAACAGTGGTCCTGGTCCAATTCATGCGTCTAGGAGTTTAACAGATTACAACGATATTGACAGAACACTTGACCAGTTTTTGGATCAGTTCCAAAAAGAGTTTATGGTTCAGATCCCGACAAGTATTCAAACAGATAAAAGATTACTTTCAAAGTATATCCAAGACTTTTATAAAACACGTGGTTCTAGAACATCTTATCAGCTTTTGTTCCGCGCATTATTTGACGAAGAAGTTTATTTTTATGAACCTGGAAATGATATTCTTAGAGCCTCTGATGGCAGATGGGTAATTTCCACAACACTTATTGTTGGACCCCCATTTACTTCAGACCCAACTCTAATGGATGGGAAACTGATCACAGATCTAGAAACTGGCGCAACAGGTAGGGTTGAGGAAGTTGTTCGTGTTGTTATTCGTGGCGCGACTGCATATAGATTCAGATTAGAAAACGTCACTGGCACATTTAGAGACGGTGACACGATTGAAGCAGAAACTGGTGGGCGCGCACAAATCGCTGCTGATCTTGGAACAATCGTTCGTGTAGATGTTCTAGATGGCGGTGGATATCACAATATTGGTGACACAGTTACTATTACTGGTCAATCTTCTGGCGCTTCTGCTGTCGCCCAAGTTCTTTCTGTGGGTACAGCTAACGCAGCAACGATCACTATTGTCGACGGCGGCTCTGGCTATGAAACAGGGGTCAACACTTCTATTATTGTTAGTGGTGGTTCTGGTGCTGGACTTCGTGCAACTGTAACTGCTCTTTCTAATACAACAACTGCAAACCTCGCCACACAAACTATTCTACCAGCTGCCAGCGTTAAACTGAATGGTGATGGTGCGAATGTTGCGTTTGCTGTTTCTGGTTCAAATACAGCGACATTGACATTTAAGTTTGCGACAGCGAACGTTAATAGTCAGCTCACAGATGCTTTTGATTATACTGATGTTACAATCGGCGCGATTGATAAAATTCGCATCGATGATGTTGGTTCTGGATATTCTTCGCTTCCAGCTGTTTCTGCGATTAATTATCGTGTTCGCGATCTAGATTTAGACAGCTTGAGTTACACTGGTGCCAAGCGGGGAGAAGATGCAATTTTTGTCAGTAATACAGCTGCAGGGAGTGTGACAGAATTTTTAATTCAGTCTGGTGATCCAACTTTCTTAAAGGAAGAAACCATCACCTTCACGAGTAGAAAAACCCAATCTGAAATTCCAGAAACATATCGTGATAGAGATAACATACTGAGAACGACAGTCCGTTTCGCTCACTATGATGGTTCTGGCGAAGCAACAGTTTCTGGTGTTACAACAGATTCTGGTAAGTATTTTGGAACGAGAGGATTTATCAGCTGGGACAAGAAGTTGCAGGACAACTTCTATTATCAAGAATATTCGTATGTTCTGAAAGCGAATAAACGCGTCTCTGATTATAGGGATATTGTAAAGAAAGTTCTTCATCCAGCTGGGACAAAAATGTTTGGTGAGCAATTAATCACCATTACAGCTAATATTCCGCCAACAGCTGTTGTTGTTGTTCCAACAGATTATAATGTTATCGTTTCTGAGGCTGCAGTTGCTAATGCATCACTTGTTGGGTATGCCTCACGAATTGCCAATAGCGCAGAATCGTTTAGCGCAACTGAAATTGAAGTTGCCTATGTCGATAGACCAGGAACTGTGTCCGAATCGGTTACAGCTACAGAGTCTGAAGCTGTTGTCGTTGATTTCGTCGATAGCGTTTCCGAATCTGTCACGACTACAGAAACTGAAGTTGTTCAGGTTGATGCTGGTGCGACAGTTTCCGAATCTGTTACAGCCACAGAAACTGAAGTTGTTCAGGTTGATGCTGGTGGGGCAGTTTCTGAATCTGTTACAGCTACAGATTCGGAGGTTGTCGTTGTTGCTAAGATTGGCAATATCTCTGAATCGGTTACAGCTACAGACCAGCCGATCGTTTCTCATTATAAATTGGATGAGTACTATATTTCTGTACAGTATGCTAACAACCAGATTCTACCATATCAAAGCACTCAGATTACAGTTTACGATGATATTACAATTGCAACCTTTGACGGCACGCCAAGATTCGTCACTGCTGTTTCACCAGACGAAGGAACAACTGCTTCGTTCGCTGGTGGAACGCTCAAAGCCAATACTGGTACAATTCAGGTTGGCGGATATGGTTCAAACCTTATTATCGTTCCTATCGGCGATACGTGGGATGGTTCTACTCTGTACACAGTCAACACAATCTTCTCGAATACTGCGATGTCGATTCGTCAGTTCTTCGAGCCAGTTACCGCAAACGCAACATTCTCTTATTCTACTTCGAGTTAAGAGTATAAATAGCAGGAATCTGATTAACAGTTCCTAAAATTCAGGAGGAAATAATGCCAGTAGAAAAGATTAACGTCTATGATGCAGCTTCTGCGGGAGTTACTCGCGGCGCTGCACAGAGTGAAGGGGTAAATGCAGAGGGCATTTACACAGTAACATGCTTCGGTTCAGATGGACAAGAAAAGTGGCAGGACACATTCGAGAACACAGTCGTGACAGTCGGCAAGAATGCTCTTCTTGATGTTTTCTTTGCAACTGGCGCTGTCGGTGTTGGCAAAACAACTTGGTACATGGGTCTAACCAACTCGGCTCCAACAACTTCTGCTGGTGACACGATGGCTTCTCATGCTGGTTGGTCGGAAAAGACTGATTACACAGAATCGGCTCGTCCTGCCGTTGCATTCAGCGCAGCGTCTTCTGGTAGCAAGGCAACTTCTGCCAATGTTAGCTTCTCGATCAATGCAACTGCTACGATTGGTGGTGCGTTTATTGCTAACAATAGCACCAAGGGCGAATCTTCAAGCACTCTGTATTCCGTCGGCGCATTTACTGTCGGTGACAAGATTGTCAGTTCTGGTGATACGATCAACGTAACATACACTGCATCTGCATAATAGGATATTTTTATGGGCGGTATTGTAACCGAGCATTTTCGTCTCAATAACGCAGAGCATTTTTACGAGGCTCTGAGTGAAGCTGAACCTACAACCTACTATATCTTCATTGGTCACGTCGAACCATGGAGTGTTGAAAGTGTTCCTGGATCACCCAATAACTCCTATCTGAGTTCTGAGTATGATGCATGGAGAGATATGGTTGCGCTAAAGCGTGTTCAGGCTTCTGATGCTGCGTTTTTTGCACCAAGACGAGACTGGTCGAACAATACTCTTTATTATCAGTATAATGCAAGAACGACAAATCTAGCAACCAAAGCATATTATGTTCTTCAAACTGACGATTATAACGTGTATAAGTGCATCGATAATAACAATGGTGCGAACTCTACTGTGAAACCTACTGGAACTGGCACCAGTATCATTTCTACAGCAGATGGCTATCGATGGAAATACATGTTCAACATCAGCGAAGCAGATCGTAATAAGTTTATGCTTCCAGATTGGATCCCTGTTAAGAAAATCACATCAGATGATGGTAGTGATCAGTGGGATATTCAGGCTGCAGCCGCCAATGGTGCTATCCATCAGATTGATATTGGTAATAATGGAAGTGGATACTCTTATCATACTGCAAACGTTGCCGGTGCAAATACAACTGCAGTAAAACTTGGTTCGGGTGCTTCGGGCAACGATGCGTTCTATGTCGATTCTGCTCTGTATATTTCTTCTGGTAAAGGTCTCGGTGAACTTCGTAGAATCATTCGTTATGATGGTTCGACGAAATACGCATATATGAACAGCGTTTTCACTATAGCTA